GGTCGTTGGTTCGAGTCCAATCGCGCCTACCAAACAAAATCCGCTCTGCTGGGCGGTCTAGAAGGGCTCACCGAAAGGTGGGCCCTTTTTTGTTGTCTGGCGTTTGGGCAAACTTTGGGAATATTTTGGGCAAACGACCACCGATCACACCTTCAGGTCGGCGCTCACCCGCATGTACACCACGGCGTCATCGCCATGCCCGGACTGGTAGTGTTCAGTCATCTTGACGTCCGCGTGACCCATCAGCCCTTGGATGTATTCCTGCGGGAAACCCTGCTGCTCGTACAGCCACGCACCCAGTGCCCGGATTTCGTGAAAGGTGGGGCGCTCGCCGGCCGGCATGTCCTTGTATGCCTCGGAGCCATCCCGGGCCTGGGCGAATGACTTCGTCAGGTAATCGGGTGTCACGGCGTTCCAGTGCAGCTTCGCATCCAGTTGCGACCGCTTGCGGGCTTTAGGCGAGTAGTGGATCAGGTACGGGCACACAACCGGCGATCGCATGCACTCGGCAACGACCTCGCGCAAAGCCGGGCCCATGGCAATCTCCAAGTGCACCGGCTTCCCGTAGTTCTGTGTCTTCCCGGGCGACACCTTGATGGTGTTCTGCTCGAGGTCAACGGCCGACTTCGGCCACATCACGATATCCTCCCGCCGCTGAAGACTCAGCAAGCCCAGCCGGATCGCGCGCTTCAGCCAGATCGGCGTCCCCACGTAGTTCAAAATCGCATTCAATCCCTCGACGGTGTGGCGCTGGCGCTTCTTCTCGGCCTCTTTCTTGACCAGTGTCAGCTCGGCGGAGTTGCGTTCGCATAGGCCCTTGGCCACGGCGAAGGCGAAGATCTGGACGAGCAGGCCACGGTGCTTGGTGTAGGCGTTGTTCTCGAAACCGTCCAGGTACTCAGCGACGGTCAGCACGTCCAGTTGCCCCATCATCAAATCGCCCAAGTCTTCCCGGTACCGGGCCAACTTGAATTTGATTTCCTTCAGGGTACTCTCGGCATAATTCCGCGTGCCCAGCCATTCATCCTCGAAGCGCTCCAGGCAGCGGCTGAACTTCGGCGCCGCCTCGCCGGTGAGCATTGCCAGTAGCGCGCCGTCGTCGGCCAGCAAGGGCAGCAACTTCGCGTTGGCGGCGTTGGCCAGCTTGATGGCCTCCGCCATCGGCTTGTTGATGCTGGTCTTCTTGCCGGTGATCGGGTTCTTGTACTGCCAATATTTCCCATTCGGGTAAAGGTTGGCCGGCAGATCCCGGTTCTTGATTGTCCTGGCGCGCGGCGGAGCCATCAGCCCACCTCCATCATCTTGGCGAGCAGGGGATCATTCGACCCCATCACGACCGCCTGCAGATCCACGAAATACATCCCGCCTTTTACCTCTCCCACAACTTCGCCTTCCTCAATCCATTTTTTCAACTGCTGCAGGCTCGGCTTTCCGCCGGCGTAGCGCAGCTTCCTGTATTCGCCTGCCTCCATGAGGCGCGGCAGCCTGGCCGTAATTTGGGCAATGACCTTTGCCATGATGATGCTCCATGCCGCGCGTGGCGGCAGAAGGTGGTGATGAGTTATGCGGCTTGGCGACGTGCCTGAGCTGCGTTTCTGCGTCGAGCCATGAGCAGTTGCAGTCGATAAGTCCGGAACCGCCGGCCATCTTGCGACCTGATTTCTTGAGCCAAGTCGGCCAAGTCCTCGTCGAGCCGGCCGAAGTAGTAGAGGTGCTCGCCATCACCCATCCACTCGGGCTGAGCGATCGCCCAGACGCGCGCTTCGAGGCAGGGCATGCAGGTTTTGCAGGAATCCATGCGCCCATCCCAGCAGCCAGACACAAGCTGGTATTTCTGGCCCGGCTCAATCAGGCCGTAGCACTCGCCGCACTTGTGCTGCTTGCGCGCGGTGGGCGTGGTTTCGGTTTGGAAATCGGACATAACGAATCCTCGCCCGCCGTACACCGGCAGGCTGTTGAGTTGGGGTAGGGGTTATTGCAGGATCAGTTCGGCGGGGACGTTAACCGTGGCGCCGCGCTTGGCGAATACCACGGCGCGGAACACTGCGATGGTTCGGGTTTCGCCGGTGACCCGGTTGAACGGGTCGTTGGTGATGTCTGCCAGCCAAGGGTGCCGGTGGCCAACGTCGACCCATACGCCGTACTTCGTGATTAGTTGCTCGGCGTCGGGCACGGCGAAGAGTTGAAGCTGACCGGTCCCGGGCTGCTGATCACCCTCGATTGCGTTGATTGCCCAATCCAGCGCCGGGCCGGCCAGTTCCTCGGTGCGGACGCTGACCATGCGGTTCATGGTGCCGGTCGCTTCATGAACGTGATCCAGTGCGTCTTTTCGCGCTTTCCGGACTTGTGGCCAAACAGCGGCTGCTCATCGGTAAGGGCAAGAATCTCGCTGACCCGGATCTGAGTTTCGTTCCACTTGAAGATCAGGAACTGACCAGGCATCAGAACCCGGAAGCACTCAGCGAAGCCTTGGCGAAGATCATCGCGCCAGTCGTCCGTGAGGATTCCGTACTTCAGTCGCAGCCAGCTTTCACGGCCGGCGCGCACCAGGTGCGGCGGATCGAACACAACCATTTTGAAGCTTGCATCAGGGAAGGGAAGGCTCCGGAAATCCATGATGACGTCTGGTTCAACCTTCAGCACCCGACCATCACAAAGCACATGCTCTTCGTCGCGGATATCACCGAACAGTGCGCGCTGGTCACCCTTATCGAACCACATCATGCGGCTGGCGCTGCACGGATCGAGAACTTGCGCATTCATCGCCACGGCCCCTTGTAGATGAGGTAGGCCATGTAGAGCGGGGCGAGGATCATGGCTTCACCTTCAGGCCGGCGGATTCGATGGCGAATCGAACGCCGTTAGGCGTCAGCATGGCGCCTACATTGGTTTGCCATGGCTTAGGCAGCTCAATCACCAGCGATTCGCGAGAAGCCTGCCAAGCCAAGCAGGCCAGCCTGAGCATCGGGTCGGCGAAGCTGCCGTCCTGACGCCTCCAAGCAAGATTTTTCTCTGCCTGAGGTCTGACGCTCTCGCCGTATGATTGAGTGGCGTCTGCTAGATACCACGCGGAAAACTCTTCACGCATTTTGTCGCTCATCCGATCACCGCCTTTATGGTCAGTACCAATGGAAGCCAGAAGAAGAGGGTGCAGCCGAGTGCGCACTTGGTGATCATGGCGTCACCTGCTTGCGGTACCCGGCGTCAATTGCTCGGAGAAAGTCGAGCCGGCCATTCTCGTTGATGCCTTCCCAAGGCAGGCAACGGCATTCAGCAGGGATCATCGTTTCGAACAGTTCTCGCGCCAGGTTCTGCCGGTGCTGCTCGGCTGTTGCACCGTTCGGGCGAAACTCGCGGGCGCCAACGTACGCGCAGTGTTCGACGTCAGAGCCGAGGTACTGCCAGACAATCACGTCGTTCGATGAGTAGTTGATGGTGCATGTGGCAAAACCGGTTTCGCCGGCGGAACCGTCGACCTCGCAAACCGTTCCGGTCGGGGGCGGTCCTTCGCCAGCCCAGGGCGATACACTTTCTTGAGACATGACTTCGTCCTTGCCGCTATAGCGGCTGACTTTGAAGGGGGGAATGGGGGATTGCTTAAACGATGCTGCGGCGGGCGCGGGAGCTGACGCTCAGATTGTGCCCGCCAAATTTAGGCGATCAGGTAGAGGGGGCGAGGAGTACGCGGCCGGTACCATTGCAACGAATGCAGGAATCGGATCGCGAATAGCTCTCCGTTATTTTTCCGCGCCCCTTGCAGAGCTTGCAGTACGTGGATTTCTGCGTGCCAACGTTTCCAGGCAAGAGCCTGGCAGTCTCATCGGCAAGAGCCCAAGCTCCCGTTTCTTGCAAAAGACCCACAATACTTTCCAGTAACCCTACGGGCACTCCGTCGATCTTATTGTTTGTCATTCACGAATCCTTTCCACCTTGGCTGTTGAGCTGAGCAAGGCGTGGTTAAATGGTTTGGCACAATCGTGCAATATAGGTGAAATAAATCTCTTGGACGATGGCGAATCTCCTACAAAGAAATGGCCAGCGGGATGAATTTGAAGGGGGAGGGAGTTACTGGATCAGGCGAAGAGGTGCGCCAGTGCCAGCAGGCAGCAGAGGTAGGCGGGGAACTGGGCGATCATCCGCGCACCTCGACATCGGTGGTTATGGCCTTGACGACTACCGGGCCCAGAATCCTGACGCCTCGATGGTCATCCTTGAACGCGCGATTAATCCGGCCCACTGCTTCCTCGCGGGCCTGCTGATATACCTGATCAATTTTGCAGTCCGGCCCCCAGCTGCCAATGTTTGAGATCTCAATCGTGAGGGTCACAGTCGCGCCGGTGGTGGTTCTGACTATCGGCCGTTTACTCATGGCAGTTCGTCCCCGACGATCATCTTGCACGGGCCTTCGCGCACCTTTGCGAGCTCTGCCACAAGCTCATCAATCCGCTGATCCGCTGCGTTCAGACGCTGCTGCAGGGCGTCACGTTCGGCGGTGACCCGGTCGAACTCGACGGCCATCACCACATCAGGTTGTGGTTGCTGGCAAGTGTCCGGCTGATCTTTGCCGCTGAATGCCCACGCTGTGGGGCCTTGGCACATCTCCAGCGTCAGGTTGCTGGTGATCTCATCAATCACCTCGCGGTCAAGCTTCTTGCTGTAGTGGTTGACCAGCTCGTTGGCGATAGTGAAAACCATGGTTCCGAGTCGGGTGGACTTTTGGTCTTGATTGCTCACTTCGAATGCCTCTTTCAATTGTCGGTACCGGTGTAGGTGCGCCAAGGCACCTTCACGCCGTTTACGAGGAATCCCCAGTCACCGCGCCACTTGCTGGTGATGAAGAGGGTGATGACGCCTTCGTGGAAAACCTTGTCGATCCGGTGGTATTCGCCGTGCAGCAGTTGCGCGGTGTCACCTGGTTGGCGGTCGATGTATTCGGTGGCTTGGGCGCTGGCCGAGACATTCAGTCCGCACAGTGCCGGGTCGTCGTGATTAAGCAGGCGCTGCTCCGTGTAACAGCCGCGCAAAATGATCGTCCTGGCGTTCCACGGGTGATCGTGCAGATCCCGATCTTCATCCGGACGCATGATGTGGTGAATGCGGAACGACCACGGGCACCACCACAGCGCCGGTTTATGCGTCTCCCTGCTGTACGGGTTGAACAGCCACCAGCGGCCCATGTACATCTCGGTGCCGTCGGCGGACATGATGTGCTGGTACGGGGTGAGCTTGGCGCGGGCGATGAGCCAGTCGGCGATAGCTGGGTGCGCGAGTACCTTGGCGATGATTCGCCAGAAGATGTTCAGCATGGATGGCGTCCTATGCCGGGGCATGCCCGGGCGGTGGAGGGTGGTGGGTTGTTTCCCGGTAGGCTCAGCAGTTCGGCATAATCTCGACTCAACTCGGAGGATGCGGTCGTGATTAAGGACAAGGTGGTATGGGGCGGCTGCGTCGGTCTTTTTCTGACTGGCGCCTTGTTCGCTTACGGATTCTCGGGAGCGAAAGCTGAAGGCTTCAAAATCGTTGACCTGTTCGCGATCATTTCTGCTGTCGCGACGGCGTTCGCTGCCTTCGCAGCATGGAGCGCAGCAAGCGCTGCTCAGAAGCAGTCATTCGACTCTTCAATATCGATAAGACGTCAAACATACAGGATGCACTTCGAGTCCTTTAACGAGTGGCTGGACGGGGTTGAGTCTTCTCTCAATATTGAGTTTTATCGAAGATACGAACTGTATGACGTAATCTTCCCCGACAACCGCAATCCATCACTTGGATTCAGCGAAGTCGGGGATCCCGAACTTGTTTCATGGCAGAGAGCTTTTAAAAGTCTCGCTGATCTCGCATGCAAACCAATTCAGCCAAGCAGGCGGGAGGTATCGACTTGGCTCGGTGATTTCGCTTCCCTTTCAGGGCACATGCATTACACGTTTCTAGAAGCTGACAAAATTCAGATATACCTTGGCGGCCATGTTCCATCCGGTATTTCACCGGAGAACTTGAAGCGAGCACTACCTGTAATGGGTATGGTGTTGAGCGCGCTCACGAAGTTTTCATACATTGAAGGCGCGTCGTCTGCCCGAGGAATGTCGCTTGAGTTCGAGTTCGCGTTCAATGAATTTATGGAAGCAATCATGGACACGTCATGGCATCAGCATGAGTACAAGGTCATGCCTATTTGACGGCGATTGTCGTGGTTGTCGGAGCATGGAGTTATTCGCAGAGGCCATAGGCTGAAGAGCAACTGTTCTGGCTGTCGGAGCGTGCAATTAGGTCAACCATGTCGAACTGGCGGCCACCGCGCGCGGTGTTGCTCCAGTCGACAATCCTGTCAATTCCGTGCGTGACAGCGCTCACCTTGTCATCTGACCTGACGGTGGGGTCGGTTACGGTGGCGAAGAACGTAGCCGCTCCGCGCTTGCTGGCAATGCTCACCAGTCGCTCCCACTCCCGCACACGATCAACTTCTTCTGGCCACCGGGCCGCGATCTGCCTCAGCTCGTCCTTCGCACACATGATGCAGGGCATGCAGCCAACGCGGTTGCAGCCTTGCAAGTAGAGAGGGTTCGGCTTGATGCCGGCGGCGCGGTGAGCCTCGAAGACCGAATCAACCGTCCACTTCAAGATGGGCCGATAGTTGAACAGGCCGCCGCCAACCTCATCGCACTCTGGTAGGTACTTGCGGGCCGGCGACTCATCAGCCCGAACGCCTTGCCAAGACAGCAGCATGTTCTCACCGTCCATGAGCGGCAGGTAAACCTGCTCGATGATTGGATTGCGCTTGAGCTCGTCGGTGCAGAAGCGGGCTTTAGTGCTGGGAAATCTACCTTTCCACAGGCACAAGTCCAGGAACGGGTTGCCGGTTGGGTTCAGGACTTCTAGAGCGCCCAGCACCACGGATTCCGCCACACCCTTTTCGCGCCATTTCGTTTCGATGAATTTGCGCTTGCCGGCGATCTGTCTGGAGAAGTCTGCCTTCACCCACCGGATGGGAACACCAGTGGCTTCGGCCAGGTAGTGGATGTAATCGTACGTCTCTGGATGCTCATGCCCGGTGTCAGCCACTACAGCGCTGAGATTTGGCACCTCCAGCTCGCGGGCGACCAGCAACGTAGCCGTGCTGTCTTTACCGCCGCTCATGCTGACGATGTTGTGAGTAGGCATAGGGGATCCTCGCCGGCTGGCGTGATTCGTAGAAGTGGGGTATTTGTTTCGGTTAAATGACTAGCGTATGAGGCGGGGATGGAGATGAAATATCTTGCGGAATTGTTAACGAAAAACCCTTTAATCGTTGTTTCTATGTTCGTATTTACGTTACTTAGCACCCTTGCTGGGTTGCTTGTTAGCTGGGAGGATCTATACAGGGACTATCTGTCCAAGTCGATTTCGATTCCCGCTTGGCTTTTATTGTTGTTGATAGTGATCGGTTTCTTCGGATGGATCGTTTACGGAACTCGAAAGAAAAATAGGAACGATGCTCCTTTGGAGTTAATCGCAGACAAGAGTTATGGAGTTCAGAGAGTTAGCGCCTGCGGCAAAAAATTCGTAAATTGCAAATTCAGTGGAACAGAAATTGTCATAGATGGGCAGGCAGGTCTCGGGTTCGAAAACTGCAATTTTGAAAGCCAAAGGTTCACTTTTGATGGGTATGCAAGCCTTACCATTTCTATATTGGCAGGAATGTACAGAGACCCCAGCTTCCGACCCATGGTTGATCATGCAATAACGAATATAAAGACCGGAAACTTCCTTATGGCAACGCCGCCATCAACCTGAAATATCAGGTTCAATGATCTCGTCGTCGACCTCTCCTGGGTGCTTGGCTAGATGCTGAAGCCCAGCCGCCTTCAATTGCTGCGACACCTTTGCTGTAACAACAAAAGGTGTCGTGACACATCGAAGCATCTTGGCCTGGGTTCCGAAGTCGGCGGCGATCAGGTTCATCAGTAGTAGCTGGTAAACCTCCTGCTGATTGTTGATGCCGTGGGCCTTCATGACCGCTTTCAGATCAGGCTTGAACACCCCGGCGACCTCAACCGTAAACTTCTCGACGCCCAATGCAGCGTCCTTTGCTGCAGCCTTCTCGCGCTTCCTGCGCTGCTTCTTGGCTTCCTCCGTCAGTTCCTTTTCCTCGGCCATGGCCTACCTCTTCAATTCCGCTGGCAGGCAAGTCCAGCCAGGTCTGTCGTTTGCGTTGTTGGGTGCGAAAACGTCTCACGCTGCTACCTTCACCTGATGCCAGGCGCCGGCGGCGTAGAACAACTTCGCGGCTTGGGCTTCGTCCATTGATATCTCATCCGGAATGGCGATCCAGCCTGATGCCACCAGATGAGCCGGGTTCGCGCTGTTGCGCAGCTCCAGGTAGTAATGCTCGATGGCGTCGGTCAGACGCTCGACCTTGTACACACCTTCTGGCGAGATCTCGACCGACTTGATGTACTCGGCGCCGCGCTCGTCGCGACACATGGCGGCGATGTAGATCGTCCAGCGGTAGGAGAAGTCGAATATCGCGTTGGCGATCGCCAGACTGCGGATCTGCTTGCAGCTCTTCCAGTTCGCCATGATCTGGCTGCCGCTGGGATCGATGTTGACCACCGCGACGTGATTGGTGCGCAGCAGCGCCCGGCAACTGCGTTCAGCCCGGGCGAAACCGTTGTTGGGTTTGCGTTTCGACTTCATATCGAGTCCGCCATTTTGCGAAAAGCCTTGCGTTCGGCGGCCGATATCGGCTTCGGCCGCCGCTTGAGGACCGTTTCAGGGTCTATTTTCTTCGAGCGGGGCGGCTTTGGCTTCATTCGGGCGGTTGGCAGCTCTATGAAGCTTGCGCCGGGCCGCGTCCAGAAGTCAGCCATCGCTTCCTCGATTCGGGCTGACTCTGCTTGTTTGGCTCGAACCGCGTTGAGGTGGTTGCTGATCATGCGGCCTCCATCAGTTCAGATTTTCGCTTGTCCTTCGCCGCGTTGAGTCGCGCCAATGGCTCGGGCATGCTCTCTGCAATGCGATATGCCGCCGAATAAATGCTCTGCAGCTCTTGCATCGTTTCGGAGAGAGGGATCTTTGAGATGGCTTCATTGATTGCTTCGAGGCCATGCTCTTCTTGCTTCTGTCCATCGTTCAGCCACGCGATGAGTCGTCGGCCAGTGTCGGCACTGATGACTTCTGGCTGATCAAAAATCCGCGTCCGGTCCTTAGTTGCGACGGCCACATTGCCGTCATGGACAAGATCAAGAACGACTGTGAACTCATAGTCAGATCCGTCACGCTGCTCGGACTTCATTCCGAGCTTGATGATCTTCTTGCCCTCACCTTGAACCGTCTCAGTCTTGCTTCGCATCGTGCAGATGATGTGTAGTGGACTGGTCAAGATCGTGTCGACAAGCTTGCGATGGCGCGGCGTTGTTTCGTTCCATGCCGACCAGGTGTTGCCCTTATATTTCTGCTTTGCGATCAGATCATTGATTTCCAGGCATCCGCCGGCGCCGATCCACTCGTGCGAATAACTGTCGATGATCAGCACCGAATAACCACCAGCCTCCGCCGACTTGATCGCCTCGATGTAGCGTTCCGGGGAGTAAGGCGCGCAAAGGCTCATCACGTCGAAATCGGCGTCATCTGCGTATAACGACGCGCTATCGTGTTCGGTGTCGATTACTGCAATGCGTCCGCCGAGGCCGGTGGCCAGCAGCAGTGCGGAAAGCGTTTTACCTGAACCAGAAGGGCCAGCAAGAGCGAGCCGTAGCCTCGCTTGCTTACGTTCGGCTTTCTTGAACATCGTGAGTTTCCTCAGTTCGGTTGGTTGTCCCACTGCTGCTCAATGCGGCGGGCTTCGTCTTCGTACTCTTTGCGCTGCTCGCCGCTGAACTGCTCGGGCGAGAATGCGCCGACCGTCATCCAGTCGAGCTGGGCGGCCAAGCGTGGTTTGCTCACAAAGGGTGCTCCTCAGAAGTTGATCGTCACGTTGGGAACTTCGCCTCGCGCGATCTTGAGGACGATGGCCTTCGCCAACTCCTCGGTGACATTCATGGAGATGATCGCTTCCTTAGCGGCGCCCATGATCCGGCTCTTGTGAGCCTTGTCAGCTTCGCGCAGGTTCTGCTGGCGAATGATCTCGTCGGCTGCCGCCTTCTGGCGCGCCTGCTCTTCTTTCCGAGCATCTTCAGCAGCCTGCTCAGCACGGGCAGCCGAATCCCTTTTTTCCCGCTCGGCGCGTTGTTCTGCTGCCTCTTTATCAGCCTTGGCCTGCTTCTCGCGCCGCTCGGCATCCTCGGCCTGCTGTTTCAACTGCAACTCTCGCTGCTCAGCCTGCTCCCGCTCGCGTCGGGCAGTCTCATCAGCCTCCCTTTGTGCCTTTTCTGCTGCCTCCTTGCGGATCTGTTCGTCGCGATCACGCTGCGCCCTCGCTTCGTCGTCAGCTCGCCGCTGAGCCAGTTCGGCCTGATCAGCTTCGTACTTCTGGCGGGCTGTCAGGGCATTGCGGAGCGTGTTCAGCGCCGACTCCTTGGCCAGCGCCGCGTCAGCCTGAAACTCTGCCCACTTGTCAGCGATCGCTACCGCGTCAACACGGGCAATTCGTTCCGAAAGGTCTTCGGCGGTGATGCCGTCAAGATCTACCGCGAGCGCCGTAATCTTGGCGATGTCGTCTTTGATGGATGAAATCCTTCTCTCTTCTGCTTCCTCCCAGTCATCCAATGGCTTGCGGATTTCCTTTTGCCACGACTCCAGGGTGTCCCATACGCGCTTGCGCTCGGCGTCGATACGTTTCGGGACTTCCTTCTGCTGGGCTGACAACTCTTTGCCTACAGCATCCAGCGCCGTTTTGGACTTGGCGACCTTATGCGCCATCGAAGCGAATGCTTTGCGGCCTTTGTCAGTGGCGAGGTCTGGCAGCACCGAAAGGAACTTGTCGACTTCGGCGCGGATCTGGCTCAGCCATGGGTCAAGACCGTTCGCCGTGCTGTACATGGACAATGCAGTTTCTTTCGGCGGCACTTGTGCCAGTTCGGTAGATGCGCTCACGGAAGATCCTTGCCGCGACGTGCGCAGCGATTGAATGCTTTGCTTATTGGGTGATGCGTTCGGCGAGAGCGCTGAGCAGCATCAAGAAGGTGTAAACGCCGATGGCGGAGAACGAGCCGCGCCGAATCAACAGACGGCGCGCTCGCTGAAGACTGGTCACCGGAAAACCCGGTAGGTGGTTGAGTGAGGAACCTGGCACGTTGCGGAGGACTCGCGAACTGCGCTATACGCCGCAAGAACGACAACAAGACCAGCAGAAAGACACCAGAACATGATCTTCATCAGCTGATCCTCGCGATGAGCATTCCCCGGCGCGACCGGATGGAAATACGGTTTGGCAGATCGGAGACCAGAAAAAAGCCCTGTCGCTGCAGGGCTTCGGTCATTGCTTTCGCGTTGCGTGCGATGATGGTCATGCTGCAGCTCCTTGCGTGATCGAAGCGTTGTAGGAGGCGTAGATCTGGTCGATGCGCGCGCGGTAATGCCGGTGTTCATCGTTATCGATGGCGCGAAGCAGGAAGGCGAGGGTGATTGCAGATGTCGCGGCGGCGCTGGCGTTTGGCTGTCCAAGGTCGCGGATCATGTTTTCGATCTCGCCCTCGATCCAGGTGATCGCCGTCTGGTGATCTCGCTGCTGAACGTTCATTTCAACCCCCAGAACTCACCATAAGCGACCACTGCTACCGCGACTCGCTTGGCCCGCGCTTTACGGTCTACTAGTTCCTGAGCGGCCATCAGCGCTTGACGCTGTGTGCGTTGCTGCTCAGCAGCTTCGTAGTCATGGAATTCTTCAACCTGCGGCGCTTTCGGGCGCCCCCAGTCGTCGTAGCGCCTGTCCCACTCTCGGGCCTGCGCACTGTCTGCATAGCTGGTTGCCATGGTCGCCTCCAGTTACTTTTGAGTTGCTCGATAGCGCCTCATGAAGCCTTCAGTCAGGCGCTTCATGATTCGCGGGTAACGGTCTGGGTGGTGGAGGCGACAAGGCAGCTCGTACCGCCCCATGTCGTCTTCGCAGTAATCGCAGTTGCAGTTTTTACGGAGCAGGGTGGATGCCTCGGCCCGGCATGCGGCGCGCAAGGTGAACCATCTACGCCCGCCACCACGGAACACCTCGGCGGTTTCAGTCGTGACGCTCATGCCGCCTCCGGCCAGTGGCGCTCAATGCTCTCTTTTGCGTAAATGGACAGCCGCTCGTAACTGTTCACGCCGCCGCAGCCGGGCATGGTTTCTTCCAGCTCGACGCAGGCGCGGATGTCGCAGCGGCGCGAGCAAACCCAGCCGCCGTAATGGCAGCGGTGGACTTCACCTTTCGGATCCGGGTGATAAGCGAGGCCGGCCTTCCAAGAAGGCGATCCGCGCAACTTGAGGCCGCACCCTCGGCACACCGCTTGAGTTTCAGTACAGCTATGCATGGCGACCTCCAGTGTTTGGGGTTAGGCGGAGCGGGCTGCGAGCATGGCGTCGGCGAGCTCGTAAGACTCAGCTGCGATCTTCTCGTTGCTGATCAGGCCCCATGTGTCTGCGTGAGAGCAGATGCCTTGCATGGCCTTGGCCGCGAAGTAATCGCGAATCGTGATCCCGTAACAGGTCCCGTGCCCGCCGTATTCGTTGGCGCCGACAGGGAAGGCCGGTTCCTTTGCAGCGTCGACGGCATGGCACTCAAAGCAGATGCCGCCGGACTGTTCCGAATCCTCGATCAGACTGTTGCACTTCAAGCACGACCCGAAGCGTTCCGGATCTGGTGGCTGAAAATTCATGGCTTTCTCCATTCGTTGATTGATCCAACAAAACTCGGATGCACTCATCCGCTCCGCTGGTTGCCGTTGGGCGCGGAGGGGAGTGCATTCGGGTGGTGTCGGGTAAGTGAAAAGGCCCAACTGGACGGGAGGGCCTTTTCGATCAGATGCAGATTCAGGTCAATTATTTGGTTCGGGGCAGCGCGCGCCAGAACGAGCACTGACCCTCGGTACATCGCCAGCGCTCACGATGGGAGCGCAATGGACCGGTTGGCAGGCCGTCATCAGGTGGCGGTTCTGGCCGCGCATGGCTGAGCGCTGCGCCGATCAGGAACAGTAGGAGCATGGTGATCTCCGGTTGGTTGGTGCCGGTTACGTCTCCGGCGCGGGCTTTACCGCCGTGGCGCTTGGTGCTGGCTTGATTACGCGCAAGCTACCCCGCGTTGATGCAGATGACCGGAGCTGATCCCGGCATGACTGGACTCAAACCAGCCTACGTTTAACGATTTCGAGCGCGTCGATTCGCCAGCATCAAGCGGGTCTGACCGTTCTGCCGTCTCCGGCGGACTATGCTTTCGCATCCGATCCCTGAACTACATCAGGGGTGTTTTCCCGTACGTGAGCCCGTCAGCCCGGGCATTCATCTGCTTGTTGCGGTGATGCAGGTTGGCGGTTATAGGCCGCAGTTTCGTCCGCATCGGGGTGTGATCTGGCCGGGGCTCAACCGGCATTCGGCGGAAGGGGTAGCCCTGTAGGCGACCGGTTGGCACATCCGCTGCCCGAGGCTTAGCCTCAGATCACACCCCGATGCGCTCTCATAGAGAGGATCGGGCAGTTAACGACAGGCTGTCGTGAAGCAGGTCCATGCATTCCGTTTCAAGCGCTACGAATGACAGCTACGCGGTTTGCAGCGGGCCCTGATCATCTTTCAGCATCAGTCCGCGCTCAGTGCAGAACTGAATCTCTGCTTCGTATCCAGCGCGATTCAGAACCTGCTGACCGTTTTGGTCGTAGATCGCTCGGTAGTGTCCGGCGCCGTTTTTGCGCAGCGTGCGCTCAACCGCATAACCATGACGCTGGAAGCAGCCGTTTGGGCTGTTTGGGTCTGGCATCGTCTTGCCCTCACTGAATTCAACAATGCCGCCTCATAGAAGCGGCATCAGTAAATCTGTGGTCTTTCTCCGCACCCGCTTACCAGGTCATTCACTCAGTTCGGTCAACACCTCGTCCGCCGTCGCAGTGGGCTGCGCGTGGGCAGGCTTTCGGGCCTGTCGGATCGCCGGTCGCCGGTAGAGGCAAGTGCGGTTTTGTTCATCGGTTTACTGACCTCCCACCGATGGAGCCGGGAGTGACCTAACCGGACTGGCCGGGTAGTCGTTCATGGCGCTGGTTATTAAAGAGCGGCGGGTCTGTTGAGGCCCTTCGCAGTGGCTGTGTGTCGCTGCGATGGGTGAACAATACCGATGGCATTATTATGCGTCAATACCAATGGCAATAATATTTTCAGTAGGCAATAAAAAACCCGCGCTCGGCGGGTTTTATTTGCGTGTCTGGGCTATCTGGCGTACATGCCCCACCAGAATACGTGTCCTAGGATGGCGATTTGCTCCTCTTGCATCTGCATGAAGGTGTATTCCTCATCGGGATGATCGTCGCGGTTGAAGCTTCGCAGGCGGATTCCCTGTGGAAGCCTAAATAGCTGCTTAACGCGAAGCTGGCCGCCATGATTGATGGCATAAAGGTCGCCATCAATCACATCCCCAAGCGCCGTTTTCCCGAGGTCAACCCCAACGGTCGCGCCATCGCGCAGCACCGGCATCATACTGTTGCCGCGTACGGTCACGCATTTTGCGTGACCGAACTGGACATTATTCTCTCGAAGATTCTTTTTCTTGAATCTAAGGCTTTCACCTACATCCTCCTGGATCACAAAACGCCCCGATCCGGCCGCAAGCTCTACCTCTCTCAAGAACGGCACCTCCACCTCATCTTCTCGAAGCGGACTTTTTTCATCCCACTCATCTATGTCAGCGAGCTCAGATGCATTCGACGCGATGTCACGAAAATCATCATCGACGAGCCGTTTTACAGACGCCTTGGCACGAAGGTCCGTAACGAACCCCATCATTTCAATTATCTGCTGGGCGAGTCGAGGACTGAAATCCTCTACCGGCACATCTAGGATTTTTGAAAATTCTGCAGCCACCGGGGCGTTGAGTGGGTTCACGCCATTCAGGTAGTGGCTCACCGAGCTCTGGTTCATATCGAGCGCGTGTGCGAGCTTTTCCTGGGTGAGTCCCAGTTCGCGTTTCTTCGAATTGAATATCGCTTTGAGCTTATCCGACTCGGCTTTTCTTTCTGGATCTAGGGCTTTCTTGGTCATCCGCGAATCTTATTCCCGCCAGTAATACTATCCAAATGCCATTGGCATTTACTTTGATAAATGCCATAGGTAATATCTCGCCATGAGTAACCCATGGGAGAAGACCATGAACCGCGTTCACATCAAGGAATTCGCAAATCAACTCGGCCAGACCGAGGCAGCGATCCTCCTCGGCATGACCCAAGGCGGCCTCAGCAAGGCTATCCGCGTTGGGCGTGACGTTTACGTCACCAAGCAGGAGGACGGCACGTACACCGCAGAAGAGGTGCGTCCGTTCCCCAGCCAAGCCGTTGCCAAGAAATCAGCCGCTTAAACCCATTCCAATCACACAAGGAAACACAGATGTCGTACTTCGCACCTGACCACCTCCACGACAAGCCGACCAAGGTTCGCCTGGACGAGGCGGCTGACGACCTGCTGACAGCAATGGCCCGCTTTCAGCGGACTCAGAAAGCTGTACTCGCTCGCGAAATCCTTGAGCGCGGCCTGAACCAAATGATGGAAGAGCTTAACGCGAAAACAGACGTGGCCTGAAGTAGCCGAGGAGGCCCTGTGCCTGAAAGAAAGCCGCTGGAAATCCAGCTCGACTGGCAGGGACTCGCTGATCTGGAGCTATTAGCCAGACGCAACGGGGTAACGCCAGAAGAGATGGCCGCAACAATCATGAACCGGGCGCTGGATCGAATGACCCGGCCACCAAAGAGCCGGAGCAACGTCGCTTCCATAGGACGGAAGGGCTGATAAGCCCCTCAGGGACTCATGAGGAACTGCCAATGAAAAAACCATCCACCAAATCGCAGGCACAAAAAAACCGACGGATCAGGTCGGTTCTTTTAACAGCGCTTGCAACAACGTTCTGGAGCGAATAATGCCCACTACCCAATCAATCGTCAATACCCCCGCCGGTGTCGCGACACGTTTTTCGAATTTTGAAAACGTGTCGCGTGCTGAAATCGTCAGCCTTGTAGATGGCGAGGCAGTTACTACCACTCTCGCCATCGCGGCAGGGTGCGAAGTGGATCATGCCAGCGTTATCAAACTGGTCAGAACCTACCAAGCGGACATGGAAGAGTTTGGAAGGGTCGGATTTGAAATCCAGACCTTTCAAACGGCTGGCGGCCAGCAAGCACGGGAGATTGCAACACTCAATGAGCAGCAATCGACATTACTCCTTACCTACATGCGCAACAGCGCCATCGTCCGCGACTTCAAAAAGCGACTCGTAAAAGAGTTTTGGCGTATGGCTCACAAGCCTGCTTTCGACATCGCAAGTCTCAACGACCCTAAAGTCCTGCTGGCCTTGCTGACAGACAACGTCCGCAAGGTTGTCACCCTGGAAGCAGATAACACCGAGCTTTCCCACGAAAACCTGATGCTCGAGCAGAAGGTCGCCGCCGACGCGCCGAAGACAGCTTTCTTCGACGCAGTGACGGTCACCCACGAAACCTACTCGGTGGCCGAGGCCGCAAAACTGATCGGCACCGGCCAGAACCGCCTGATGGCATTCCTGCGCCAGCGCCGCTGGGTAACTCTTCGTAAGAACGAGCCGATGCAAGGCCCGATTGAATCCGGCTACCTGACGGCGAAGCTCAGCACCTTTGAGCATCCCGAGAACGGCAAGACTACCGTGTCCACGCCTCGCGTCACTGGTAAAGGCCTGACAAAGCTCCAGGCTCTATGGGCGCGCCGTGACGCTGATCTGCTCGGAGGTGCGCTGTGATCACCACTGAACGACTTCAGCTGGCCCTGCGCGTTGCTGATCGCGCATTGGCTCATCAGCGCGCCATCGACGATCTGGCCGAAGCCCAGCGTCGACTGGATCAAGGATATGCCGACTTCTTCGAAGAGCATGGCCGCCCATTTGACGATCGCCGTCCGATCAATCCGGAAATTGAAGAATTCTTCCCGGTTATCGACGCGACTCGCCACCTCTACATCAATCGCTGCAACGCCCGTCAAGCCGCCAACACAGCCAAGCGCAAGCTCAAGCTGGCTGTTCGTGCTGTCGAGCGTTACGACGCAGCCTTTAACCCTCAGGGGGCCGCATGATGGCCAGATCCAGAAATATCAAACCGGGGTTCTTCTCGAACGAACACCTGGCTGAAGTAGATTTTGCAACGCGCCTCCTTTTCATTGGCATGTGGACCGAGGCTGATCGGGAAGGGCGCCTGGAAGATCGCCCGCGACGCCTGAAAATGGCTTTGTTTCCGGCCGACAATGTCGACATCGAAAAGATGCTCGCCGACCTGGATCATCTGGGGTTCATCACGCGTTACACCGTTGGATCATTCAAGGCCATCCAGATCGTGAACTGGTCGAAGCACCAGAACCCTCACGTCAAAGAGGCGAAGAGCGTAATCCCTGAAATGCCCGTTTTAGAGCCTTCACAGGAAGAGCATGGTGCTAGCCCGGTGCAAGCACCAGACAAGAACAGTTCTTTCCCGGCTGATTCCCTCTCTCTTGATTCCGGATTCCTGATTCCTGATTCCCTCTCTCCGTCGCCTGCTCCGGTGGTGATCGAGGACCTTTTCCCGAAGTTCTGGAAGCTCTATCCCCGCAAGGTCGGGAAGGACAAAGCCGAGAAGGCGTGGGCGAAGCTCAAGGTGAACCAGGCGCTGTACGACCTGATGGTCGCGGCTCTGGCCAAGCAGGTTCTGACGCCTGACTGGACCAAGGAGCGGGGCCAGTTCATCCCGCACCCTGCGACGTGGCTCAACGGCAAGCGCTGGCAGGACGAGATCCCCGAGCTCGCCAGCAACGTGCACCCGTTCCCGCAATCCCGCCACACCGGCTTCGCCGAACGCGATTACACCTCCGGATTGAAGCAGCGGGAGGATGGCAGCTATGCGCTCTGAGCCAGTCCAAGCCACTCCAGAACTGCCACCAGGCACTCGCATTCAGCCGGCCGAGTGCGAAACCCACGGCGCCTACGAACAGAAGGTCTATGCCGTGCTGGGCCGCGAACTCAGAAGCAATTGCCCTGAGTGCAGCCGTATTGCCCGCGAGAAAGCCGACGCGGCCGAGAAGGCCAACAAGGCGATGGAGCTGCGCATGTCCCTCGCTCGCAAGCTGGGTGACGCGCTGATCCCGAAACGGTTCACCACTCGGACCCTGGGCAACTACCAGGCCGAGAGCGACGGCCAGCGCAAAGCCCTCCGGTTCTGCCAGCACTACGTGCAGATCTTTGACGAGATCCTGAAAACGGGTCGCTGCATGGTGCTGATCGGCAAACCCGGTACCGGGAAAACGCACCTCGGCGCCGGCATGGCCAACGAGCTGCTGCACAACACGTCGCGCACGGCCGTGTACCGCACTGTCGGCGCAATCCTTCAGGCGATCCGCTCCACGTACGACAAGCACAGCGAACGCAGCGAGGCCGAGATCCTGTCGAGCCTGATAGATCCCGATCTGCTGGTGCTGGACGAGGTAGGCGTGAGCAAGGAGCAGCCGAGCGACTTCGAGCTGACAACCCTGTTCGCAATCATCAATGGCCGCTACGAGCAGGAGCGCCCCACGGTGGTGATCTCCAACCTCGAAGCCAGCCAGTTGCCGGCCGCCATGGGTGACCGCTGCGTCGACCGTCTGCGCGAGGGCGGAATGATCGTGGTCCCGTTCGACTGGGAATCTCAGCGCGGCAAGGAGGGTTTCTGAAATGAACAAGCAGAATTGCGTCGAGCCTGATTTTGCGGCCGAAAGTTTTAAATTCCAAAAGCACGCCGCTGAGCTCGGGCTTTGCCTGGACAGACTTCCGGGTGGGTTTTACGTGGAGCAGAAGACCCAGAGCGCGTGGGCTTCATGGATCCGGCAGGCGGCTATGGACGGCTACACCGAGCTGAAGCGTGCCGCCGAGGCTTGCAAGGATTCGCTCTCTCTTCGGTATATGGAGAGTCACGGTGAACTCTACATTCGTAATGACCATGGCATCGTGTTTGATGTGCATCGGAACCGGTCCTTTCCGGAAATCATGGAAACCAACAAGGCCTACGCCGATCTGGTGCTGGCGGCCCGACCTTCCGCGGTGCTGTCCTTGATCGCCGAGTTCGAGGCTCTGAAGGGACCGCATGACTGGCTGGCGGAAGACCTGATCAAAGAGTTGGTCGACAACGCCCAGTCATTTCAGGAAAACGCATGTGAAGAAGGGGAAGACCCCTTCGTGGTTGTCCTTCTAGCTGCCGCATCCCGCATCCGTAGGCAGGAAGCGAACATCGAACAGATGAAGGCTGGCTTCAAAAACTTTCACCGCAGCCTATGCGAGCGATTTGGCTACTTCCACGACGAGGCCGACTGGCAACGTGATCAGCTTTCGCTGGAAGAGCATATCGCCACCCAGTTCAGCCACGTCAGCGCGGAGAACGCTGCGCTGCGTGGACAGGTCGAGGCGTTGCAACGTGGCGCGGGCCAGCTGCAGGAAGAGAACGAGGCTCTGCGCAAAGAGCGGGAGAAGTTGGCCGAGGACAAGCAGGGCCTGCTCGAAGACTTTGCGGGGTGCCTATGACCGACAAGATCAGCGTCAACTGCCAGGCCAAGCTCTCCGAAGCCATCACCGCGCTCAGCACCATGTTCCGCGACAAGAAGTTCGTCGTCGTATCGCTGCGCCCGGGAAAGGACCGCACGCTCGATCAAAACCGGCTGTGGTTCGCGATGTACAAGCGCATCGCGGAAATGACCCAGATCGGAGATGAGGCTGAAGCCCGGCGCTACTGCAAGCTGCACATTGGCGTGCAGATCCTGCTGAACGAGGATGCCGGGTTCCAGGCGGAGTGGTACCGGGTGATGCGTCACCTGCCATACGAAACGAAGCTGGACATGATGGGGGGTTGCCATTTGTTCGGCCCGGATGGCTTCCCGGTGACCAGTCTGTTCAATCGTTCCCAGGGCATTGCCTACACCGATCGCATTGTCGCGCGCTTCGCACCGCAGGGCGTGTACTTCGATGATCTGTTGAGCCAGGAGGCTGCATGACGATTGAACGGAAGCAACCCAAACCGAAGAAATGCCGCGTTGCTACTTGCAGGGCCTCATTCGTCCCATCGCGGATGGGGCAGGCAGTTTGCAGCCCTGGGTGCGCATTGATCGATGCGCCGAAGAATCAGGACAAAGCCCGCAAGGCAATCGCCCAGCGCGACCGTCGAGAGATCAAGGTTCGCAAGGAGAGTCTGAAGAGCAGGGCGGATCATCTGCGCGAAGCCCAGGCCGCCGTGAACGAGTACGTCCGCCTGCGTGATGCGCACCTGCCGTGCATCAGCTGCGACTCGATGCCGAACGACAATGACCTCATGACCGGCAGCCGCTGGGATGCTGGGCACTACCGGTCGGTCGGCGCCCGCCCGGAGCTGCGCTTCGAGCCGCTGAACATCCATCGCCAGTGCGTGAAGTGCAACCGCAACCTGTCCGGCAACGCGGTCGAGTACCGAATTCGGTTGGTGCAGCGCATTGGCGCCGAAACCGTGGCTTGGCTCGAAGGGCCTCACGAGCCCCGCAAGTACACCGTCGAAGAAATCAAAACCATCAAGTCCGAATACCGGGCAAAAACAAGAGAGCTGAAGGGGAGAGCAGCATGAAGATCAACTCAGCACGACAGGCGTGGCACGACTGCAAATACAACCCGGCCCCCGGCCAGTCCTCGGACGTTGTCCAGCTTGGGGTGGTGGTGCAGAGCACGGAACGCGGCCCAACGGCGAGTCATGCGATACACGGCGCCATGGCCGGCCACATCCAGTCGGTAATCGCTCGGCTGCACCCGCAGATCCGCGTCTTCGGTGATTTCATGTACGCCGCCGAGCAGAGCGACGACATCCGCGAGGCGGCCGAAGATGTGGTGTTCCTGCTGGTGCAAAACAGATCGCCACGGATGACTGCGGCCAAGCGCGAAAAGCTGGAGTACGTGGTGAAGGGCGTCATGAGCCGGTACCGCTACATGCACCAAGGTGGACAGTCGGCCAATGAGGACCCGCTCGCCAACGCCGAGAAGTTCCGGGCGTGGCTGTGGCAGGTGTACGGGGTTCGGTTGGAGTCGTGCAACTGGGAGCGGGATTGGGGTGGTGTGCTGCAACTGATTTTCGAGTGCTGCGAGGATCTTGATCGCCGTGCACTGAGTCCAGTTGCTGCGGTAATTTACGAAATGCGTGAGGCCGCTTGAGGGCCTATTGCGTTCCCGTGCGGCTCATGGCATGATTTCGCCACTGTTAGAGTTTTGCCTCCGGCAACTTACTCATGATTCAAGAAAACCCGGCCATCGTGCCGGGTTTTTTATTGCCTGAAATTCGCCGTCATAGCTCCAGCGGTAGAGCAGTCGCCTTGTAAGCGAATGGCCCGGGGTTCGAATCCTCGTGACGGCACCACATTGGCGCGTAGCTCAGTTGGTAGAGCAGGCGGCTGTTAACCGCCCGGTCGGAGGTTCGAGTCCTCCCGTGCCAGCCAGCAACACTGTAGCCAGGACAGCCCCAGGGAAGGCCTGGACGTCGATAGCCGGATAGTGCGACGTACGGAATCAACACCAGCAGCCCGCGCACTCTGACCTCACATGCTTGCAGAGTGGCGCGAGACTGGATCAGCGAGATCGATACAAAGGGGCGTCGACGTTGAGAAGGCCTTTGGCCGACAGCTCGGAAAGACGAGCGCACCTATTGAGGGCCTCGACATTGATCGAGGCTTTTTCGTTTTCGGCTCCCCACACCCATTGCTCCGAGCTGGGAGTGCAGCGGACGCCGACTTATTTCAGTCATGCCCCACGGAGTCGAGCGCATGGATTATTTGCACCGCCTGCTCGACAGGTTGGATCTGTTGATCGCCGGCATGTTCGGCGTGATCGTCGCCAGTTGGTGGCACAAGGACGACCTGACCGATTGGCGCGCCTGGCTGATCTTTCTCACCACCGGTGTGGCGTGCGCCCTGTACCTGACTGGGATGGTCAGCGCATACCTTGGGGTGACTGAACCGAACACTGTTGCCGGCGTGGGCTTCCTGCTGGGCACCTTCGGCGGGTCACTGCTGGCAGCCATCAATCGCGCCATCAAAGCCGCTGACCTCTGGGCGCTAATTCGCCAGCGGTTCGGGGGAGGCAATCCACCATGAATCTTGAACTGATCAACTCCATCGCCTGCGGCTTAATTGCCTTGTGGGCGACCTGGTGTGTTCTGAGCGGGCGAGTGCGGGACGGTGTCATCGGCAAGCTTATCTATTCGGCTATCGCCATCAGCGGCTTCGTGGTGATGAGTCGCGACCAGAACATTTTCATCATGGCCCCGACCACTGCCGGGATCACATTGCACGTCTCATTGGCCCTTGCCGGTATGCGTCACATCTTCATGGTCATTTGGTGGCAGAGGGTGAAGGCGTGGTTATGCCGCACCATGAACTGTGAGCATTGCATGGGGTGTGACAAGGCGCCTGGCGGGATTGACCGTCGATCCAAATAGGTCGCGACACCTTTCTCTGATCGTAAAAACGTGTCGCGACACTGAGGTGGTGAATGGATAGGCCTATGCCTCCGGCATCGCTGCTCGACTTGTCCGAAGTTGGTATGCGTCTGATCCCCGCTCCAGAAGTATGGGAATGGCTGCAAGCCGAAATCCTCGCCGGCACCGGAAGAATCCACAACGAAGACCACGCCCATCTGATCGATGCGGACGTAAGAGTCATGTGGGCGTCTGCTGCCTTCACGAAGAAGGGGCGCACGGTAGTCGGTCAAGCTGAACAGGTAGCGTTCCGCGCCGGTGGTTGGCAGAAAGCGAGGATGGAACAGCAGATGCTGGATTGGTTCGGCGAGGTGCCGGCCTACATCATCACCCTGGCTGCCGACTACTGCGCGGATTGCTCCGACGCTGACTTCTGCGCACTGGTCGAGCATGAGCTTTACCACATCGCCCAGGCGACCGATCAGTACGGCGCACCCAAGTTCACCCAAGAAGGATTGCCCAAGCTTGAGATGCGCGGACACGACGTTGAAGAGTTCGTCGGTGTGGTGCGTCGGTATGGGGCGAGCCCTCAAGTTCAAGAATTGGTGGGCGCTGCAAACAATCCTGCTGAGGTGGGGAAATTGAATATATCGAGGGCCTGCGGAACCTGTCTGCTCAAGTCGGCCTGATTCTGGACAGGCATTGGACGGATGAGAATTTATGGCTGCCCTTCAAACCGACGTGAAGGCCTTTATCGTTCAGGCCCTGGCATGCTTCGACACGCCTTCTCAGGTAGTTGAGTCTGTCCAGAAAGAATATGGGGTGACGATCACCCGCCAACAGGTTGAGACGCACGACCCTACAAAGACTTCAGGTAAGTGCCTGGCCAAGCGATGGGTGACGTTGTTCGAGGACACACGAAAGCGATTCCGCGAAGACACCGCCGATATCCCGATCGCCAACCGAGCGTTCCGATTGCGCGCCCTTGGACGAATGGCCGAGCGAGCTGAAAGTATCAAGAACCTTGCACTGGCCGCTCAACTCATGGAGCAGGCAGCCAAAGAGACTGGCGGGGCATACACGAACAAACAACAGGTGGATTTGAGTTCCGCTGATGGCTCGATGAGTCCGAAGGCGGCGCCAACCGGAGTAGATGCGGCCCTCGTTAAGGCCCTGGTAGATAAGCTGGTTGACTGATGGCTATCAAACCGATCGAGTGGGACACGCTTTCCGTTGACGAGCGTGCCGCCTTGATCGCGGCTGGCGAGCATAGTCCACTGGCCTTCACCAGTCTGTGGTTCAACATCACCCAAGGCGACAGCTTCAGAACGAACTGGCACCACCACTATTTCGACTACGCCGCTCGCAAGATGCTGGAAGGCAAAGCGCAGAACATCGTCGTCAACATCCCACCAGGTGGCACGAAGACCGAATTCTGGTCTGTGCACCTGCCGGTCTACACGATGGTCAAGCACCGCCGGGTGCGGATCCTCAACACCAGCTACTCCAAGAACCTGGTCGATGAGAACAGCGAGCGCAGCCGCGCACTGGTCAAGTCATCAGAGTTCCGCGAGTTCTATCCCTTCGACATCGAGAAGGACAAGGTAGACGACTGGACGCTGGCCAAGGATGGGAAGCGCGTACACCAGCTATTCAGCCGCTCGAGTGGCGGCCAGATCACCGGCGTCCGTGGCGGCTACATGGGCGACGGCTACACCGGCCACATCCAGGCGGATGACTGGGACAAGATCGACGACCTGTTCAGCGAGGCAAAGCGGCGCAAGTCGCACACGCGCCTGGTGAACACCCTGCGCAGTCGGAAGGCGCACAGCGGCACACCATTCGTTGCGATCCAGCAGCGGGGACACGTCGACGACTCGACCGCGTTCCTGCTGTCCGGCGGCATGGGCCTGAAGATCGATCTGCACATCAAGATCCCGGCCCTGGTCAATCAGGAGTACATCGACAGCCTGCCTGACGGCATCCGCGAGCGCTGCATCAAGTGCGTATGTGGGTCGGAGCAGGTTGATGGCTACTGGTCGTACTGGCCGGCCAAGGAAAACGTTCACGACCTGATCGCGCTGCGTACGGCTCACCCGTACACGTTCAGCAGCCAGTACATGCAGAACCCCGACACGCTCGACGGCGGGATCTTCTCGGCGGATGACTTCCAGTACTACGGCGACGTGGATGCCGGGGCCGATCTGCCGGTGCCGGAGAAGTTCGACTATCGCTTCATCACCGCCGACACCGCCCAGAAGACCAACACCTGGAACGACTGGACTGTGTTTGCGGAGTGGGGGGTGGCGGAAGGACGCATCTACCGGCTGAGCATGAAGCGCGGCCGGATGGATGCGAAGACCCTGCGCCGTGAGTTCGAGGCATTCGTCAAAGGTGCTTGGGCCAAGAACGGGAAAGCCAACGGCATCCTGCGTCGGGTCTACGTCGAGGACAAATCAAGCGGTACCGGCCTGATCCAGGAGATGGAGAAGCGCCTGCCGCTCAAGGTGACGCCTGTTCCGCGCGATCGCGACAAGCTGACCCGCGCACTCGACGTGCAGGGCTTCCACGCCGCCAAGCTGGTCTGTCTGCCGTACGACGACAGCCAAAACTACGAGTTCGTGTGTGAGGTCGCGTCCTTCACCGCCGACGACAGCCACAAGTACGACGACCAGACCGACGTGATGATCGACGCCTTGTCCGAGGTTTACATCAAAGGCAAGCGCTCAATCCGCGACCTCCTATAACCAAATCGGTGACCTCATGAGCAAGAAGGGCTTAGTGCCAGCAGACAAAAAGCTGGGCAAAGCCCTTGTGAGGGCCGCTCAGAAGTACGAGGCATCGATCAAGTCCTCGAGTGATGGCCTGGTCAACGTTGTATCGGGGCTCGGCACTCAGAAGGCCAAACGCTCACACAACCAGTTCCAGTACGGCTTCCTCAACGACTTCCAGCAGCTCGACGCGGCGTATCAGACGAGCTGGCTCGCTCGGGCGATCGTGGACTACCCAGCCGAGGACATGACCCGCGAGTGGCGCACCCTCAAGTGCGACGACGCGGACGTGATCCGGGCTGAGGAAGACCGGCTCAACCTGCCGGCCATGGTCAGCGAGGCAACCAGCTGGGCACGCCTATACGGTGGCGCTGGCATCCTCATGCTGACCAATCAGGACCTGACCAAGCCGCTCAAGCCGGAGAAGATCAAGAAGGGCGACCTGTACCGCCTGCTGGTGATCGACCGCTTCGACATGACGGCGATGGACCTGAACCAGACCAACATCCTGGCTGCGAACTACTTGCAGCCGGAGTTCTACACCATCGCCGCCGGCGCCCAGATGATCCACTGGACGCACTTCGCACGGTTCGCCGGTGCCAAGCTGCCGCGCCGCCAGCGTGCACAGACGCAAGGCTGGGGTGACTCAGAGCTGCGCAAGTGCCTCGATGACGTGATGGACATCGTAGCCAGCAAGGACGGCATCGCCGAGCTGATGCAGGAAGCGAACGTCGACATCATCAAGCGCGTCGGACTCTCGGATGAACTGGCCAGCGATCAGGACGACGCCATCACGGCGCGCTACGCCCTGTTCAGCATGATGAAGTCCTCGATCAACCTGGCGCTGTTGGACGACGAAGAGACCTACGACCGCAAGACGCTGGATCTGTCCGGCGTTGCCCCGGTGCTCGACCTGCTGATGACGTGGATCGCTGGCGCTGCCGACATCCCAGTCACCCGCCTGTTCGGCACCTCCGCCAAAGGCCTCAACGCCACCGGCGAAGGGGACATGGACAACTACTTCAACTCGCTGTCCTCGAAGCGCCTGACCCAGATTGACCCAGGCCTTCGCCAGCTCGACGAAGTGCTGGTGCGCTCGGCCACCGGGCAGTGGATCAACGACTTCAACTACGTATGGAACCCGTTCCAGCAGCCTGATGTCGTGCAGATCGCTACAGCCAACAAGGCCAAGGCCGAGACGGACCTCATCTACAAGGATGGCGGGATCGTCACCACCAGCCAGATTCAGCGCCGCCTGCAGGCCGAAGAGCTCTACCAGTTCGACGACGAGAAGATCGAAGCGCTGGAGGCTGATGAAGACCTGACGATGTTCAATGACCCGGTGGATGACGATGACGATGGCGGCAATAGAAAGCCGTCTTCTGATGCTGCACCTGCTCCGCTCTATGTGTTTAGGCCGGTGCTGAACGCCGACGCGCTCATCAGCTGGGCTAAGTCGCAGGGCTTCACGCAGACCCTGCCCGCCGACGACCTGCATGTGACCGTGGCGTTCAGCAAGTCGCCGGTCGACTGGATGAAGGCGGGCGAGGCTTACAGCTCCCGCGATGATGGCGGCGTGACTGTTCGACCTGGTGGGCCTCGGATGCTCGAGGTGTTCGGCGAGGGCGCGGTTGTTCTGGCGTTCAACAGCTCAGACCTATCTTGGCGCCACATGTCTCTCAGGGAGATCGGCGCCTCTTGGGACTACCCGGAGTACCAGCCACACATAACCATCACCTACAACTTGGGTGATGTGGATGTGAGCAAGGTAGAGCCGTATCGCGGGGAGATCATCCTCGGTGCTGAGGTGTTCAAGCCGATCAAGCAGAACTGGAAGGCGGATGTCAGCGAGGAGTAATCCATGGACATGATCGGCATCCAGTACAACGCCAAGCTTCAGCGGCTGGTGAAGCAGGTCAAAGCCGATATCTCAGCCGAGATCATGCCTCTGGTCCGCCAGCTTGCCCCGGAGTACACGCAGGACGCCGTGGTCACGACCGATGCCTGGTCAGACCGGATCCTGAGTGCAATGTCTCGCCTGATGCAGAAATGGCAGTCGGAGCGGGTCAGTGCTGGCGCAAACCGGATGGCCGCCGAGTTCGTTCAGTCGTCGCTGAAGAAGTCCGAGCGCGACCTGAAGAAGACGGCCGGCATCGACGTGTTCAGCGGCAACAACACGCTGCAGGACTACCTGAAGGCATCCGCACAGCAAAACGCACTCCTGATCAAATCCATCCCGGCCAAGTACCTCGACGAGGTGCAGACGCTGGTGATGGCGAACATGCGTTCCGGCATGCGGCCGGGCTACATCGAGAAGGCGTTGCAGGAGCAGTTCGGCGTGACCCAGCGCCGGGCCAAGATGATCGCCCGCGACCAGACATCGAAGATCAGCGGCGAACTGGCCGAGAAGCAACAGACGGGCGCCGGCTTCGAGTACTTCCAGTGGATCGACTCGGACGACAGTCGCGTCCGGCACCGCCATTCGGAGATCGCCAACAAGGTCACCGCATACGGCAAAGGGATCTACCGCTGGGACAACCTGCCGCTGAGTGCAGACGGCAAGCCGATCAAACCCGGCTCCGACTATCAGTGCCGCTGCATCGCGCGCCCAGTGAGCGCACGCGAGGTCAAGGCCAACCAAGACGCAGGCCGCACAGCGCCGGGCGTCTACCGATAATCCATTCCAGCGACGAGAACGATCATGAAAATCAAGGTTAAGTGCATCGAGACCGGCGCCGAGTCGGTATTCGACACCGACGGCTACCACATTTCCGTGCAGATGACGCCGGCAGACTTGGCAAACATCAAGTCGCTGCCGGAAACCGAAGACGGTCGAAGCCTCGACGGTAATGAGCATCGCACCTACGCATGCGTGCGCCCGGTTGACGACGAGCATTCCGACAGCCTCTTCGCATGGGCGAAGCAGTAATGACCACCTGTACGGTCTTTGACCGTGTCAGCCACCGCATCACCCACCGGGAATACACCGACGAGGGCTTCCTCAAGGTGCCGGGCCGAGTGGCGCGCACCGGCATTCAGGAGTATCTGGCCCGCGAGCTTGGGCTCGACGGTGATCCGAACCGAATCGTTCGCGTGTACCGCCCCGAAGAAGAGGTGTTCAACGACTCGTCGCTGGGCACGTACGACGGCGCGACGGTCACCAACGACCACCCTAAAGAACTGGTCACGGCCAAGAACTACAAGGCCGTAGCTGTAGGCGAGGTGCGCGGTTCGGGCCGGCGCGACGGCGACTTCGTCGTCTGCGATCTGATCATCAAGGATCAGAAGACCATCGACGATATCAATGCCGGCAAGTGCGAACTGTCCGCCGGCTACACCGCTGAATACGTCCACGGGCCCGGCGTGACCGCCGACGGTCAAGAGTACGAGTACACCCAGCGCAACATCATCATCAACCACCAAGCGGTGGTTACCAAAGCGAGGGCGGGCGGCATCGCTCGCGTCTTCGACCACAACCCAGGAGGCAACACAATGCCTGTACTTATCACCACCGATAGCGGGCGCAGCGTTGATGTTGCTGATCCTGCGAACGCCCAAGTGGTCGCCGACTCGTTCGACCGATTGATGAAGCGTGCCACTGATGCGGAATCCAAGGCTGATACAGCTCAAGCTGCCGCCGACAAAGCGGCCGAAGACTTGGTCGACGCCCGCAAGGCCTCGGGCGATGAGGCGATCACTGCACGCGTCAAAGCCATCAGCGCAACCCAAGCACTTGCCCGCAAGGTCGCCGGCGACAGCTTCACCTGCGACAGCCTCGACGTGATCGAGATCAAGCGTGCCGCGCTGGCAGTGGCGTTGCCGAAGCGAGATTGGTCGGACAAGTCCGCGGGATACGTTGAAGCCGCCTTCGACGCCGAGTCCGACAAGGACGAGGAAGAAGACGACAAAGACGAGAACGGCAACAAGAAGCCGAAGCCGGCCACCGGTGACACCGCCGCGCTATTCGCTCAGTTCATGCAGTTGGCTAAGGACGGCGCAACCACCGCCGCGACCACCGACGCCGCACCGACCCCGTACCAGGCGCACAAGCAAAGCTTGTCCGGCGCACACAAACAGAAAGGAGCCTAACCATGCCAGTTCAAGGTGGTAACGCAATCAACCACGGCGTCGCATACGCGGGCATGGTCGCTGACGGCGAAGTGTCCAACGGCGTCTCCAAGGTCAACAAAGGCACCGCGAACATCGCGTACGGCCTGGGCGTTGTGAGCGACGGTGACGACGGCGCAAAACTGCCAGTCGCTGCATCGACCGCAGCCCAGTTCATCGGCGTCGTGAAGCGCGAACTGAACCGAGCCTACACCCAGTCCGACGTGTTCGGTGCGGTCGCCAAGCGCGACATGACCGTAGAGACCATGGCGCCTATCTGGGTTACTGCTCGCGTAGCAGTTGCCAAGGATGACCCGGTCTATCTGGTAGTCGGCGACGGCACCGGCACCAACCAAGGCCAGTTCTCGAACGTGGTCGGCGCGGCTGCAACCTTGGCCGTGCTGATCCCTAACGCCAAGTGGGTAACCACCACCGGCGCCGGCGTACTTGGAAAAATCTCTCTCAAGGTCGGGGGCTAATCGACATGACTCAGCTTAAAAAAATCGTCGTAGCCATTGATGCCGCAATCGCGCACCAGATCGGCCGCGATGCGTACCAAGTGACCTTCAATGACGGTCTGCCGACCCTCGATGACGGCCTGGCGTTCTACATCAGCCAGCTGGCGAGCCTGGAATCTCGTATCTACGAGGCCAAGTACGCCGCAATCAACTACATGGAACTGATCCCGGTCGACACTTCTCTGCCTGAATGGGTAGATCAATGGGACTACATCAGCTACGACGGCGTGACCATCGGCAAGTTCATCGGCGCCAGCGCTGACGACCTGCCCGATGTGACGGTAAACGCGAACAAATCGGTTGTGCCGATCGGCTACGCGGGCAACAAGTACAGCTACAGCCTGGACGAACTGCGCAAATCGCAACAGCTGCGCATCCCGCTGGATACCACCAAAGCCCGTCTGGCTTTCCGTGGCGCCCAAGAGCATACCCAGCGTGTGGCGTACTTCGGTGACGCAGCTCGCGGCATGACTGGGCTGTTCAACAACCCCAACCTGGCGCTGTCGAACTCCACGCTGGACTGGTACAACGCCGCGACCACCGGTGACCAGATCGTTGCCGACCTGAACAAGATCCTGGTTGATGTCTACATCAACTCGGCCACTGTGCACGTCCCTGACACGATCATCCTGGATGCTGCCCGCTTCGCGTTCATCTCGAACAAGCGGATGGGCACCATCACCGACAAGACGATCCTCGAGTACTTCCGCACCAACAACCAGTTCACCGCGCTGACCGGTCGCCCGATCAATATCTTCAGCCGCCTGCAACTGTCTGCTGCCCAGTTGTCCGCCGCCGGCGTGTCCAATGGCAACAAGGACCGCATCGTCGCTTACGAACTGAACGACGAAAACCTTGGCATGCAGGTGCCGATCCCGTGGCGCTCCCTGGCTCCGCAGATGTGGAATCTGAAGGTCAACGTGCCGTGCGAGTACAAGATCAGCGGCGTTGAATTCCGCTACCCGTTCTCTGGCGCGTACCGCGACCAGTTCTAACCATCCGATCCGTGGCCGCCTCCGCTATGCCCGGGGCGGCGGCCAATGATTCCGGGCGAGGATTCGACATGTTCCTGAAGAACGAAGCGGCACGACTGATCACCATTAATCACCTGGTCGACGGCGTCGAAACCAGCTATCCGATCCTGCCGGGCGAAAACCCGGTGGTCGAGGTGCCAGACGCAGTCAAGAAAATTGATTTCGTGAAGGCTTTGCTGAAAAACGGCGACCTGCGTATCGCCGGCTCTGACGAAGCGGAAGGCGATGATGAAGAAGACGAAGTCGACATGGATGCCCTGCGCGCCGAAGCGACTGAACTCGGCATTGAAGTGAATGCTCGCTGGGGCGAAAGACGCCTGCGTGAAGAAATCACCAAGGCTCAGCCAGTCGTGTAACACCCGGGCGCCTAGCGCCCACTCATTCATAACGGAGAGCCCATGCTAATCACCCCTGAGATGATTGCGGCTTTCCGCAGCAATCCCGTTCTGAAGGCATTCGCAGACCCAGCGAAGTGGCCAGACGAGTACATCGTCGAGGCCCTTTGCGAGGCTGGCACCGAGACCGGCTCAAACCGATGGGGCGCCCTGGAGCTGACCTGCGATAACTTCAAATGGCGCGGTATGCAGTACTTCGCGGCGCACTGGCTGGCAACCAACTTTGCCACGCTCGGGGCCGGCGGCACACCCAACTCCGAGGCCCGTCTCAACGTGGCCCAGAAAGCAGTTGGCGATGAGTCGATCGCGTACCGCGTGCCGCAGATGATGGACGCGGGAACCGACTGGCTCACCTACACCAACTACGGCCAGCAGTTCTACAGGCTCAGGAAGCGCGCCGGGATGGGTGCGAAGGCGGTTTAGATGATCGAACTCGATATCCAGGGCTTCCAGGAACTGCAGGACGAGCTCACGAAAGAGCTGAATGCACTGAAGTCCGACAAGGTCGTGACGATCGGCATTCACGAAGAGGCCGGCAACGTCGAGTCGGGCGACATCACTATGGCTGGGCTCGGTGCTACGCATGAGTTCGGCGCCGAGATCAAGCACCCAGGTGGCACGTCATACGGCTATGCCAGCAAGGCGGCAGCCGACCGCGATGAGGTGCGATTCCTTAAGGCTGGTGCCGGATACATGCAATTGGGCGTTACGCAGGCGCACACGATCGACATCCCGGCCCGGCCCTGGCTAGAACCCGGAGTTGCCAGCGCTACGCCAGAGGTGCTGCTGACCATTCAAGAAGGCATGGAGGCGGGACAGTCGATGGATCAAATCCTAGAGGCTGTCGGCGTCGTGGCTTCGGCCAAGGTGAAGGTGTACATGACTGACCTGAAAACACCTCCGAACGCCGCTTCAACCATTCGCAAGAAGGGCAGCAGCAACCCTCTCATCGACTCCGGCGCTATGCGCCAGTCAGTCACGCACAAGGTCTCAGTCGGGCCTGTAACGGAGGGTCTTGAATGAGCCTGAATATGGAAGGCCAGATCGACCAGGTCTTCGCCAGCGTCGAAGCAAGCCGCACGGTTGATTCCGGTGGTGACTGGGTAGAAGGAATTTGGGTGCCCGGCACCCCAAGCACCACCCAATACATCGTGAACATTCAGCCGGCCAGCGATAGGGAAGTTGATTTCCTTCGGCAGGGTGGCGAACGGATCGTCGATGCGCGCCGGATCTATATCAATCAGGGCGATATGCAACTGATTGACCAGACCGGAACATGGGAATTTCTGGGACAGCAGTGGAAGGCCGTCAAATGCGACAACCGCCACTGGCGGAACTACTGCAAGGTCATTGTCTCCAGAATCGACGACCAGTCAGGCGGCCCGGCATGACCAACGAAGAACTGTTCAAGAAGATCCGTCCGATTGTGATGCTGGCGACCGGCGTGCCTGAGTGCGTCCTTGCTGATCAGGCAGGCCCCGGAAGCATGCCCGCGCCAAAGGGTGAATACGCGACCATCACGCCTCGACAATACGTCGGCGAGCGCGGCCAGGCGAATATCAAGTCGCGTGACATCCCCGACGACAAAGTCGAGACCGAAGTTCGCGCGCAAATCATGTGTTCGGCCAGCATCAACTTCTATCGCGGTGAAGCGCTGATGTATGCCGAGCGCCTGAAGCAGGCCAATAAGCGGCCAGACATCAGCATGATGTTGTTCAAGTCCAAGATCGGCTGGAACAGCACCGACGGTGTGAACAACCTGACCAGCCTGCAATCGGCCAACTTCGAGCAGCGCGCACAGATCACTATTCGCCTGATGTACGAGGCGATCAGCGTGGCCGAGATCAACAACATCCTGAGCGTAGAAGTCGCCCTTCAGAACGAAAAAGCCCAGGTCCTCGACACCTTCATCGTGGAATTCGACCCCACATAACCCATTGGAGCTAGCACAGTGAGCTATCCAGCTACCAACATCATCCGGATTAATGCCCGGATCAGCCCGGCAGGCCTGGGCAATGCGAACTTTGCCAGTGCCATGCTGTTCGCACCGCAGCTAGAACTGCCGGTTGGCTTTTCGCCGGACACGTATCGGACGTATTTCAGCCTCCCAGCGCTGTCAGAGGATTTCGCTGATACCACCGAGACATACAAGGCAGCACAGCGCTGGCTCGGCGGCACGCCTGCCACCCGCGAGCTGAAGGTTTATGGTGTGGCTACGGCCGATGCCACACGCGCCGCCACGCTCAACAAAGCCAGGAACCTGCTGTGGTGGTACTGGACCATGTGGACCGCGCCGATACTGGCGGTCAAGGCCGATGTGTTGGCGATCGCTCAATGGTGCGAAGACAACACCAGCATGCTCATCAACAATCAGACCGGCGCATCGGCAACCGAGATTCGTGACCCGGCCGATACTGACGATATTGCCACTCAACTGACGACCGCTGGTTTCCGCCACGTTTACACTGCCGCGCACGCCACCGATCCATATTCCGGTTCGGCACTGGCCAAGCATTTCGCAGCCGTCAACTACAGTGCTGACAACTCGACCATCACCGGCGAGTTCAAAAAATCTCCAGGAGTGCCGGCGGAATCGCTGACCGGTACTGCATACGCTGCGATGCAGAGTGCCACCAAGAAAGCGATCTTCTACACCGTCGTCGACAATCAAGGATCGGTCGATTCTGGGCGCTGGATCAACACCGTCACGCACAGCACCTACGGCGAATTCATTGATGATGTGGTGAACCTGGATGCCTACATCAACGGGTTGACCACGGCGTTGTACAACGCAAATGCGAACCAGCCGACCAAGTTGCGGCAGACCCCGGCAGGCGAAGCTGTTTTGATTGGTGCCGCGAGGTCTTTCTCGCAGGGCTATATCGGAAACGGCTACCTCGGCCCACGCAATTACATCGACCCGGACGACGGCCTCGAAAAGTACACCTCAGGTTTCGAGATTCTGACAAAGCCCGAGGACATTCTCGATCTGTCGGAGTCCGATCGTAATGCCCGCAAGGCCGCTCCTTTGAGAATCCGCCTGTTCCGCGCCGGCGCCATCCACATTGTCGATGTCGATCTCGACGTCTATTGATAGGTGATCCATGAGCCTGAATAACTTCTCGACAGACCTGTGCGTCGTCACCATCAACGGCCGGCAGATCCAGGACTGGGGCGAGACCGCAACCCCGTACACGGATGTGCCAATCGATGCGCGTAGCCAACTGCGGCGCGGGCAGGGCGGGAATGCTGTCCGCCTCGACCGAATCAATCCCGGGCGCGAGGTGAGCGTGTACCTCAACCCCGGCTCTGCAGACTCCGCCTACGTGCAAGGCCTGCTGAACTCGAACGCCAACATCACACTGACCTTCACCCAGATCGGCACGCTGGAAACTGCGCTTGGCTCGGAAGGAGTGCTGGTGAACGATGGTCAGCGCGGCCGGGCCGGTTCCACCATCACGGACGACCAGTTCACGATGCACTTCAACATTTGGGAAGCGACAAGGGGCTGATAGATGAGCGTGAAAGCATTCACCATCGGCGGCGTGCAGTACAACGCCGCCATGGCCAGCGCTGTCGATCAAGACCGCCTGATGTCCTTACTGTCCGCTGCCGTGCTTGAGCGATTCGCCACGGCTGCCGGCGCAGGCCTGGAGGTTGATGACAAGGTGTTGAGCGCCATGTTCATGTCTATGCGTCAGGATGTGAAGGCGCAGGTCACACAGATGCTCATGACCCGGGTATTCGTCAACGGAACTGAGCGAGCTGTCACCGTTTCCGACTTCGGCGGCAAGATGGTTCAGTACAACCAGCTCTTGGCTGAGCTGCTGCGCTGGAATCTCTCCGATTTTTTCGACTGGCTGCCAAGCGGCGAAAAAAGCCCAAGGCAGCCGGGCGCGGAAAGCGTAGCGCCGTAAATTGGTTCCTGATGCGGCCCTGTGTTGGGATCGTGGGCATTTGCCCGCCACTCTGCACTTGGTCGCAACTCGCCGACGGATCGTTATCGATCGCTGATGTTGAGCGCTTCAACCAAGCCATGGACGAACTGTTCGACCAATACGAGGCCGCGAAGAATGGCTAGCAAGGTACTGAAGTCGTTCCTGATTGGCATCGGCTATGACACGAAGGCGTTGGAAGCCGGCGACAAAAAGATCAACGCCAGTCTCAACGGAATAAAGTCTGGCGCGCTGGGAATCTCTGCTGCACTGGTTGGCGCTTTCGGCACTGCCGCCGCATCTATTGTGGGAGTGGCCAACAACGTCGACAAGCTGGCCATGTCGACGCAGAACCTGCGCACCTCTCAGGCTGCCGTCTACAACTACGGTAACGCCATCAAGCTGATGGGTGGGGATGCGGCTGATGCCGTTGAAACCCTCAAGCGCTTCGAAGAAATCCAGAACAATCTGCGACTGAAAGGTGATGCGGGGCCGATCAACGATCTGGCTATGGCAGGCCTGGACGTCAGCACGCTTTACGATACGAAAACCGGCGAAGAGTTCATGCGCGCGCTGGCGGAGATGATCCCTCGGCTCGACGAGGGGCAGCGATCCGTTGTTCAGAGCTCACTTGGTTTGTCGGATGCGGTGTTCCGGTCCCTTGCGGGTGGCGTTGATCAGCTCGACGCTTCGATGAAGAAGGCCGGCGACCTGACTGGGCCAGTTGATCAGCTGACCGACAATGCGCGAAAGCTCGCAGAGAACTCCAGCGAGTTTGGACTGATCGTTGAAGGTATCAAAAACGAACTGTCCGAAAAGTTCCTACCGAGCCTGATCGGCGCCGGCGATGCGGTGAACAACTTCCTCAAGGAGTACCGGCCGCAGATCAGCAAGGCAATTGACTACTCAGCTGAAAACCCTGAGGCCACCGCAGCGCTCGGAACATCCGCAGCTGCTGCCCTCGCAGGCGCAGGCGCGGCTAAGCTTGGTCTAAGTACAGTAGGGGGCGCCCTGAGCAAAACTGGCACCGCCGGCGTCGCGCTGACCGGATCCGCTATTGGCGCGAACGTTGTAAACCGAACCCTTGATGAGTACGTGCCAGGCTATTCGGCTGCATCGAGAAAATTCGACGAGATTCTTAAGGGTATGACCGGGCTCGAAAGGATCAAAGGCCCAATGGAATTGATGTTTGGTGGAAATCCTGGAGTTTCCAGCTCGCCCAATGTCCAGCAGGGCACCGACGATCACCAAGCTCCGCAGGCGTACAGCCGTCCGAAATCCGATGAGGATTCTGGATATACCGGTTTGCCACTCCCGCCAGAAGAGCCTGGTCGCCATGTTGACGACATGCTTGGCGGTAGAACAGCGGCGGACATCATGCCGCCAGCGAGCGAATCAACAGCAGAAGATGATCGCCAAGCAAATGCCGAGGCATTCGCCGGCGCACTCAGCAAGACGCCAATCAAGGTGCAAAACCAGCTCGGTATTACCGTCCAGCTTGATGGTCAGGCGCTGGAGACCAAGATCACCCAGGTCAACGAGCGGCAGAATTACGAAACCTTGGGCGACCTGAGGACCACCACGGAGCGATAGCCTTGAGCATCATGAATATCTTCACGCGACAGGCGCCCACCATCGCGGGCTACTCGTTCGACGCAGTGCTGGAGGACACGTTCGAGGCGACTGTCACCATCACATCCGTTCCGATCGAGTCTGGCGTGAGAATTTCAGATCACCGCATTCTGAATCCTTTCAAATGGACGATGACCGGGGCTATCAGCAACAACCCGGTCAAGGTTCAGCTGACCGACTTCCTCGGTGGCGCGATCTCAAACCTTACGAGCAATCCGATTGTTTCGACGGTTGCGGGTCTTTCCGCAGGCTTTCTTTCCGGTAGTGATGAAACCCGGGCAAGCACAACGCTTGAGTTCCTGATCTGGCTCATGCAATCCGCTGATCCGTTCGATATTGATGCCGGCGACATCCTGCTCAAGAACATGGCAATCACTCGCCTTTCGAGAACTAAAGAGCCGAGAAACGAAGGTGGCCTTGAGTTCGTAGCCGAACTTCAAGAGGTCATAAGTCTTGATCGGATTGCGCAAAGTACGGAATGCGCTCTCCCTCAGTTGCGAGAAGGTGACCCGTCACAAAGCGCGCTGTCGAGAGCGATCAAGCGGGGACAGGCAATCGCCAAAGAGGCAAATGACACCGTCGCTAGTGCGGTCAACGACGTTCTTGATGGAGTGGTCTGATGTACGTAATTCCACTGCGCCAAGGCGCTGGCAATGCGCACCAGCGATTTTCAGTTCAACTCGGCGAAAACTTGATCGACTTCGAGGTCGATTTCGTTTCGTACCTGGATCAGCCGGCCTGGTCGATGAATCTGATTCGTGACGGCAGCCGGCTTGTATCAGGCGCCATGCTTGAGCCAGGCAGTGACGTCATCCAGAGCTACCGCGCGGGAATCGGCCAGATGGTGTTCACCGGTGCCGATGTGACTCTGGATAATCTTGGCGTCGACAACTTCCTAGTTTGGGTTCCCCCACTGGTGGAAACATGAGAGAGCGAGTCTGGTCGGTCGATGTAAACGGCCAGCCGTATATCGGCCTTCAGTCCGGGCGTCGGCAGTTCCGCATCCAGTTCAACATTGATATTTCACCAGGTGACGCGATTTCGTTCGCGGACATTCGCCTCTACAACATGAACAAAGGCTCTAGCATCGCTCAAGGCTCCAGCATCGTGCTGCGCGCAGGGTACGACGATAACATCGACGCGGTTTTCACCGGGTTTGTGACGAACACTCTTCGTGAGCGCGAGCCTGGAGCGCCGGAGATCATTACCAGGCTCGTCTGTCGTTCCGGGCAGCCGGCGGTAGATAGAGCATCTGCTCAGCTGTCGTTCGGTATCGGGACGCGCATTGAAGAAGTTCTCCGCGCTCTTGCGGCGGCTTGGCCGCTCCCGATCGACATCGACAATGCCCAGTTCGCCGATGCGAAGCCGTTGTCGTCCGGGCTGGTGGTGGACGGTGATATACCCTCAGCCATGAACGACCTGGCCTATGCCTATAAATTCGAGTGGATGCAGGACCGCGGGCGAATCGTAGTCACGAAAACGAACATGCCACGTACTGCCACACCGGTCAGGGTTGACCAGTTCAGCGGAATGATCGGCATCCCCGAGGTGTCTCGTGGACCTGACGGTCTCGGCGTGTTCGTTTCGGTGCAAATGAATCCGGCTCTGCGCATCAATGGCAAGATCGACATCGAGAGTGAGTTCGCCACTTTCAACACTGGCAACCTGTTCGTTTCCGAGTTGAGCGGTGATGCAAGCGCCAACGGCGAGTACAACATCTTCGCAATGAAGCACAGCGGAGACTCCCATAGCGACGTTTGGCGCACCGAGATCGACGGTCTTCGCGCCGGCACGACGCCAAGCACTACGCAGTTGGCCACGACCGAAAACGGGAAGCTGGTCTGGGGCGCAAGGGTAGATCAGGCTTTCCGAGCGAAAGTGCGCGAGATAACGTCACGCTTATCGTTTGACCCCAATTGGCTAATGGCTGTAATGGGGTTCGAGACTGGCTATACGTTCAGCCCCGCCGCCAGAAACCCGGGAAGCACGGCAACCGGTCTGATTCAGTTCATCGAATCAACCGCACGTGGACTCGGAACATCAACGGCGCAGTTGGCGCGTATGACCGCGATTCGGCAGCTCGACTATGTCGAGAGTTACTACCGACCTTACGACGGGCGAATCCGTAATTTGGGAGACGCCTATCTTGCAGTGCTTTGGCCGGCGGCCGTCGGCAGACCTGACTCCTATGTAATGTGGCAGCGTGATTCCGGTCCTTACCAGCGCGAGTACGCGGCCAACTCTGGCCTGGATGTGAACCATAACGGCGTGATCACGCGAGGCGAAGCAGTGGCATCGGCCAATACCTCGTTCATGCGCGGGCAGCAGTTCGTCAGATGACAAGTAGGCCTTCGGAATTGCCGTATCGTGTCTGCTACATTTCGCTGTATTACCGAGCCATCTGGGGAAACACATGCTGATGAAGATCAGGTCCATGATCACCACCTTCGTGATCCTCGCGGCCTCCGCATCAAACACCGCATTTTCGGCCGAGAATCAGGCCGAGTGCGACGGACGCCAGATGTATAACTACGTCGATGTCGCGCTCAAAGCGGGCGGAGGAGTTGTGAATGTCGCGAACGATCCGGAATACGGCGGCAGCTCAATATCTCTGGCGCTGAAGTCGGAGAACATGCGGATCTACAGCAAGATGATCTCCGACATTCGCGAGCACGACCTGAGCCTGGCTCGCGGCGGTTGCAAGACCCTGATCAAAGGCCCTACGAAGGGGATGATGTCGAGCCTCCGACAGGTAGAGTCGAAAATCCGAGCCTTGGTGAGCAGCCAGTACAGCGAGAAGGGTGTATTGACCGACGGTTTCGGAGATATCAGATAGACCAACAACACAGCAGAACCCATCAAATGACCCGCTCCGGCGGGTTTTTTATTGCCCATGGAAAAATGGAGAACTGGAATGCTTGAGTCTGAGGGGCGCGCAAGGCAGGCAAAGCTCATCCGCGACGCATTTCGCGAGGTTTTGAAGGGTGTCAGCACCTCAATCCCAGGTCACGTGCTTACGTTCAATCCAGATACCCAGCTCGCCCAAGTGCAGCCAGGCATCGTCCGGGTGGACATAAACGGCGCCGAGTTCAAGGTTCCTCCGATTATCGAGGTCCCAGTCTATTTCCCTGGTGGCGATTACTGCGTCGAATACCAGATCGACCCTGGTTGTGAGGGCAACATCCTGTTCTCCCAGCGCTGCATTGATGGATGGATCCAGAGCGGCGGTATCGCCAGCAACCCGATCGGTCGCTTCCACAACATGCAGGACGCCATGTTCCTGCCGGGATTCAGGTCGCAGCCGAACGTGCTACCGGAGTTCCAAAACAACGGCTTGCGCTTGCGCAATCGAGCTGGAACGCAGTTCGTCTGGCTGAAGAATGACAACAGCATCTCCATGGATAACGGGGTCGCCAGGTTCAACGTACTGCCAGATGGTACGACCCTCATGCAGAACAGCTCCGGCATGTTCCAGCTTCTGGCTGACGGTTCTTTCCTGATCAACGGACTGAAGATAACGCCAGACGGCGACGTGATCACAGCTACCGGTATCTCCCTCAAAAATCACAGAACGTCAGGTGTAACGCCTGGATCTGGAACAAGTGGAGTGCCTGTTATATGACCGTTCGCAGACTCGACGACAACGGCGACATCGTGACGCGCGGGCAACAGTTCATCTCCGGCCAGTCCGAGGTTGCGCAGACGGTGCTAACCCGGCTCCGCCTATTCCTAGGCGAGTACTTCCGGGACATCACCGACGGCACGCCATGGTACGAGCAGATCCTGGGTAAGTTCACCAGCCTCTCCACCGCCGAGGCTGCACTCAGGGCGCGCATCGCCAACACGCCAGGCGTGATCCGGCTCGCCAGCTTCTCCGCTGACTTCAATATCGAAAACCGCAAATACAGCGTAAGCGCTGGGATTCTCACTGAGTTCGGCCTAGAAGAGGTAACACTGAATGGCTAGCCTGACTTCGACCGGCTACGTGCTACAGACGCAAAACGACTGGTTCGCCCAAGAGAGGCAGTTCTACCTCGACATCGATCCGTTGTGGAACCTGGATCCTTCGACGCCTGATGGCCTGAAGATGGCGCACGACTCGGAGATCTTTTACGCGCTCGACGAGACGCTGCAGCAGGCCTACAACTCGAAAGACCCGAACAAGGCCAAGGGCAACGACCTCGACATCATTTGCTCGCTGACCGGCACCATCCGCTCAGGCGGTTCGCGCTCGAGCGTGCAGCTGACCTTAACCGCCACCCCGGGCACTCCCATTCCGGCAGGTAACCGGTTTGAGTCGGTCACCACCGGCAGCCGCTGGGCGACTGACCAGGCCGTGACCGCCGACTCATTGGGGTCGGCGACCGTCAACGCGACATGCACAGTCGTCGGGCCTACCCAGGGTGACATCGGCACCATCACCCGCATCGTGGACGTGGTAGCAGGCCTGGCCAGCGTGACAAACGCCACGCCTGCCACGCCTGGCACCGACGGTCAGCGCGATGAGCAGCTACGCGTGACGCGAGCAACTGCAGTAGGCAAGCCGGGCAATAACCAGATCGACTCCATGGTCGGCGAACTGTTCGGCGTAGACGGCGTGCGCAGGGTGAAGGTGTACGAGAACGACACAAACTCAGGCACCGTAACGGCAGACAATCCACATGGACTCCCGCCGCACTCAATCGCACCCATCGTAGATGGTGGGACTGACGACGATGTTGCAATGGCGATCTATCTGAAGAAAAACCCTGGTGCGCTGCTATATCAGGCCGGCACGCCCTTCCAAGTTGAGGTCACTTCACCCAAGTACCCGACCAATAAGAAGGTGGTCCGCGCGAGTCGCCCCATCTACGTCGACATGCTCCCGGTCATCCATGTCGTCAGCGACGGATCACTTCCGCCGAACGCCGACCAGCTTATAAAGGAGGCGATCATGGAGTACGCCGCCGGCGACCTGATCCCGGCTGACGTTGGATTCAAGATCGACGGCTTCGATATCGGTGAGACGGTGCCATTCAGCACGATCTTCACGCCGGTCAACAAGGTCATTGGCTCGTACGGTGACAGCTATGTCGACTTGCCTTCGTCCAGTCTAAACGGCGGACAGGCAAACGTCGTCATCGCCTACAACCAGATGTCCCGGTGGACGGAGAGCAACATCACCGTAGTGATCACGTGATGAACATCCCAGATCGCATTTACGCCCAGTACCGGGACAAGGCAAAGGCTGTGAACTGGTACGCCATTGCTCGGAAGCTGGGCGGAAGCCTTGAAGATGCAGCGAAGGCCATCCGCAATAGCTACGACATTGATGCCGCAGAGGGTGAGCAGCTCAACGTCATAGGGCGCATTGTTGTAGTGCCGCGCAGTTTCGTGGGTTCTATGCCGATGAACCCTGGCATGTTCGATCTAACGGATGGGTCCGAATTCGGCGACGACGAAGCCATGTTCAGCGCGCTGACTATCGACCAAGACGGGCAGCTCTCCGACGAGCTCTACCGGCTGGTCATTAAAGCAAAGATCGTCAAGAACAACGGCGACGCCACTATCGAAAACATCCTCGACGGCATGAATTTCCTACTTCCGAATGCAGAGGTTTTGCGCGTTACGGACGGAGAGGACATGTCGTTCAGCATCGAGTTTTACGGGCAGATCACCAACCTTGAACGGTTCGCGCTGCTGAATGCAGGGCTAGTGCCGAAGCCACAAGCGGTGAGGTTTAGCGGGTTCCTTGAGGGGTTCGAAATGGTCGAATTCGGCGATATGGATGCTGAGTTCGGTGACGAAAACGCAGAATTTGCAGGATATATAGGGGCATAACATGGCATTGAATCTTAACGAGCGCTACCCAGGCCGATTCAATAATCCAACTGCTGGCTATCCTCAGGGCTCTTATAGAAATAGAACAAGCCCAACGGCAAAGGACGGATCGTACCTAGAACAGGACTGGGCCAACGACAAAGAGGGATTCTTTCAATCTCTACTGGTCGATGCTTCTATCACGGCAAATGGAGAAGTGGATTCGGTAGGGGCGTCACAATATCGAGACGCTTTGAGGAAGATCATTGGTGATATTGTTCAGGCATCATCTCCGGTAGTTGGGTCGTCGCGCAATGTGCGGATGAGTGTACCAGTAGCCTCCGCGACCGCTACGCTTACTGCTGATCAGATAGTTGTAGGGACATCTTTGATTGGGGCTACATATCGGGTAGGCGGATTCAACAAAACCGTTAATCTTAGTGGTAATGGCGTAGGCGGAATGGATGTTGGCACCGCTCCAGTTAGTGGATTTGTTGCGGTTTATGCAATCTATAATCCTTTAACTGGTGTGTCGGGGCTGCTGGCTACAAACGCGACTACTACGCTTGCGCCTGAAATCTATGGTGGTGCTAATATGCCATCTGGTTATACTGCGTCGGCATTGCTTAGTGTTTGGATTACTAACGCAAGCAGGCAGTTCGTAGTTGGATCCCAAATCGATCGTCGTATTGGCATGACCACAGTAAATGCGCTATCAAGTTCAACTGTGAACGCTACGCCGGTAGCCTTAGCGGTTACTTTTTTGCCTAAGAACGCGAAGTTTTGTTCGGGTGCGCTTCAGATTTCATCGACTGCTACATCAGTTTCCTCTATTGCAGTATTCGATTCTGATGCCGCGGTCGGGGGGCAGCCATGCGGCGGGGCACTTGTAGCGAGTGCAGTCCAGTCCAGTGCGTTCAGTCGGATTGCCATGCAGACTGTACAGCAGATCCGCTGGAGTTCATCTAATAGCGCTGGTACGCCGACGTTTTCGATTGGTATCAGTTCATATGAGATCTAAGCTATGAAAATAATTGTCCAGTTTTCCGATGAGTCGGAGACGAAAATTTCAGGATATCTTTCGTGCTTTCAGGACGAAGAAGTTTATCCCAATCAATCTGAAATAGTCGCCTCCGATCCACGGTGGAAAGAGTACTTCGAAAGCCTGCCGGCAATGCTTCAAGAGGCATTGCCAACACCGAATTAAGTTACGCTTCAGCCATGCGATGGGGTTGTTGAGCGCTTACCTTCAACCCTATATTTAATAATCTTATCGGAAATCGCGCGGCCCTTCCTGCGCATTGGTGTTTCCACTAGCCTGAAGGTTGCCTCTGACAGCAAGAAAATCATCACCGCAGCAGTTAATGTGAATGCTATCGTGAATGTTTCATCAAACCTTACTTCTGGGTTCAATCTATACCAGACTTCGCGAGTACCGAAGAAAACTGCTTCATGGCATAGATAGATTGCATATGATCGTGATCCTAGATAAACCAAAGACTTCCTGAATAAATTCTCTTTAATTAGCAATCCTGAATTATGCCCGGCGATCCATACGAGAAAAGCAGACGCAACAGCAGCGAGGCCCGGTGACAACGATGGGGAAATGATTGGCAGACGTATCAAACAAAAAACCAACACCGTGAATGTAATCCATCTTAATAGGCTGTATTTAAGCACTGAAGGTTTTACACGATTGAATATAGCTTCCGGGATCATCGCCAGTAGGACGCCACATATTATTGCGTCGGTACGTACAGGCCAGAGGAATGCAGCGATAGGTCGCTCGATAAAGAATTGAATTGCAAACAAGGCAATAAACACTATTGCAAGTGTGGATCGCCTGAGCGCGAAAAGAACGATAGGGAAAATAAAGTAGAATTGTTCTTCTAGGGAAAGGCTCCAATACACTGCCGCAGAACCGCAGTTATGGTCTCGTATGCACAAATAGAAGTAAAAATTCGCCACTTGAAATGCAGCAGCCAATGCATTGGTTACGGTATTTTCCAGAATGCCATACGCACCACTGGTATTGAAAAAAGCTGTGGCCAAAACATAGATAGCCAGCCATAGCAGGGCAGCAGGCCACAGACGCCACATCCGGCGCACCCAAAAAGGAACAGCGAAATATCTAAAGTCTCTCCATGAGTTATTTTGCGACAGCTTTGGGAGTACAGATCGAGCTATTACAAATCCAGAAATACAAAAGAAAAGGTCGACGCCTCCAGTCAAAGAAGAGTTCGACGCGAACTTTTCAAACCATGAGGGCGCCCAGACGTACAGAAGTCGCAGGTGGGCAGCAATAGTAATGATGATTGTCACACCGCGTAATGCTTCAATTTCTAGGTTTTTCTGTTGAGAATCGATCATTCCAAGCTTTTCCGAACGCTGGGTTGTAGGTGGCGCGAGGCTCAAGGGCGGAACTATCCACTATGAGGTCACATAAATAAAGCGAAGTCCCGAGATCCCGCCATCTAGCGGGTATTTTTTTGCCTGGAGAAAAGTGATGCCTGTAACCGAGAAAGAGCGCGACATCCTCGCCCGCACGCTGTGGGGGGAGGCTCGCGGTGAAGGAACTGCCGGCCAGATCGCCGTGGCGTGGACGATCCGCAACCGTGTCTTCGATGGAAAGGAGAAGTCATGGTGGGGAGAGGGCTACGCCGGCGTTTGCCAGAAGCCTTATCAATTCAGCTGCTGGAACAAGACCGACCCGAACTATCAGTTCCTGATCGGCGTGAAGCAGATCCCGTTCCGCGAACTGGCGCAATGTCGCATCGCTGCTGACAAGGTGATCGACGGCGCGGTGCCTGATCCAACCGGCGGCGCCACGCACTACTACGCCACCAGCATCAAGGCACCGGCCTGGGCGGCAAAGGCCAAGCAGACGCTGAAGTTGGGCGGTCACGTCTTCTTCAAGGATGTCCCGTGATGGTCGTCCCTTGGAAGGCGGTAGGCCTGCTGGCGCTGGTGCTGATCGGCGCCGGCAGTGCCTGGCAGTTTCAGGAGTGGCGCTACGGGAGGCAGTTGGCCGAGCAGGCGCGGCTTAACGCTGACGCCATGAATCAACTGACCCTGACCGCGGCCATCGCGCAGCAGGCCGAGCAGGAAAAGCGTCTGGCGCTCGAGCAGAAGCTGGCGGCCAGTGAGCAAACCCATTACAGGAAATTGAGTGATGCCCAACGTGACCAAGATCGCCTGCGCGATCGCCTTGCCACTGCTGATCTCCGGCTGTCAGTCCTCATCGACGCGGATTCAGCCAGTGGCTGTGACGTGCCAAAAGCCACCGGCGCCGGCTGCGTGGATCATGCAGCCGTACGCGCCCGACTTGACCCAGCGCATGCTCAAAGAATTATCGCCATCACCGACACCGGTGACCGTGGATTGATCGCGTTGCAGGCGTGTCAGGCCTATGTGAGGGCGGTCAGCTCTCCCGATCCCGCGCATCCCTGAGAAGGCGCTGATTTTCTTGGAAGAGATGGTCTCTCTGGTGCGACACGTCAGCGAATCGGCGTCTTTCGCTCAGTAAATCCCCCTCGGCGTATTGAAGCTTTGCCCTGAAGGAATTTCTCTCCTGTGTGAGCGCATCGTTGTCTCGAACCAACCCCTCAATATTTGCCAGTGCGCGCTCGAGCTTTAGGGTGAGGGCTTCGAATTCGTTCTCATACATCCGCAGCTGGTGGCGGCAGGTTTCGAGCGAAGTCGGGTTACCGAGCCAATCGTCGGTTTCTTCTATATAGAGGGGATCCACGGGCATGCCTTGCTGAGTACTGGTTGCATATACAGTAATCGAGGCGAAGGGAGCGGGCGAGGGTGAAGCGACGAACTGTCAGTCAGGTGTCATCAAAACGGCGAGCGTCATCTTGATGAACTCCTCGTTCTTGTCGATTGCCCAGAGCGCGCCGCGGACATTCTCGGCCACATCGGCCGATCCGCGCTGCTCGACCCAATTCGATAGCTCCATGATGGCTGCTTCGAGTGCGAGTTGGTTTTCGTTGATCTTGAAAAGCAGGGAAGGGAGCAGGTCAGAGTTTGGCATTTGGTTTCCTCCGTGGACGAAACCAGCGTAGCAGGGGGTTTGATTTTCAAGTGGCAGAACGCCGGGGGAAGGAGCAACCACTGTAGGAAAATACAGCGCTAAGTTGTTGATTCTTATGTGGGGTAATGGCGATTTTTTACCCTGCGATTTTAGGGCTGTTTCTCTTCTATATCAGTAGCTTACGATCATTCAGAAGTCACCTTGACATGGTGGGGGTCGTTGGTTCGAGTCCAATCGCGCCTACCAAACAAAATCCGCTCTGCTGGGCGGTCTGGAAGGGCTCACCGAAAGGTGGGCCCTTTTTTGTTGCCTGTTATTTGCCG